GTTCCGCTGTGGCAATCGTAATCTTTGAAGAATTCTACGTGGGCCCGGGTGAACAAGTTTTGGGAACGTCCGCTGAGCTTTGGGTCTTGTTCGTGGTGGTGTTTGAAGCAACATCCGTGTTTTTCGAGGAAGTTGGTGATTTTCTTCCAAGTTTCTTGAAACCAGCCCGGGGGTTCTCCGTTCTTGGCCATGTGGGCGAGGGCTTTCTCGATGATGTGGTGGTCTTGTCCGCGTTGAAAACATGCAAGCAAATAGATGGAGAGGCAGACTTGAGTGAATTCTTCCGTCGTAACGTTCCAGTGCAATTCGACTACTTTTTCGCCGAGGCGTACTTCGTTGACGAGTGTGCGAGCGTAGGCTTTGACGGTGTCTATGTTGAATCCAGCCTCCTTGCGAGCATAGATGAACTCAAAGAGTTTCCGAACTTTTGAAGCGTCAGTGATGACATACTCAATTTCTTGTCTTTTGCAGAAAGAGTTCAAGGCAAGCTTCGTGAAATTCGGGACTTTGCATAAGTTGATGAGTTCGTTCGGGACTTGGTAAAAGAAAGAACCGCCGGCAGTGACTCTGGTGATGTTGAGTTCAAATTGACTGCCGTTGTGTCGCACCTTTTCGATTGCAATGCCGAAGCCGAAAGGAGTGTCCAAAGCACCAGTGGTGAGGTAGGACAACCAGTCGGTCCGGTTATGTTCGTACCCGAAAGAGGTGTCACCGAGAAAGTTGAAATGGATGATTGATTTGTCTCCTTTTCCGGTGGTTTTGAAGCGGTACATGTTGTCGTAATCGGTCCAGGTCTTGGTTTCGAGAGCCTGCACGGGGATGTGCATCCAGGCTTTGATCTGGTGAATTCCGTGTTCCTCCATGCCCAAAGCTAATTGGCCAAGGGTTAAGTCGTACAAAGAATGGACTGCAATGGCAACTTTGGATTGGAATCCGCAGAATTCAAAACCATCCACGCAAAAAGTGTGCGAAGGGATACCAGTGGCGAGTGCGTTGACGCGGTCAAGGTAAAGCTTGGCGTCAAGTCCCGTGGCTTGAACATTGGCGATTTGTTCGCGTGACGGGCGCAGGCCTCGGAGTTTGGAGGAGGAAGCGGAGGTGAAGTGCCTCGATTGGTCTCTGGCGGAGAATTTGGTGCAGCCGTGGGCCAGAGGGTTACCAAGCGCGATGTTGTAGAAATTCGAGGCATTGGGTCCGATTTCGATGATGTTCTGATGGTTCCTTGCGAAATCGTAAGCAAGTTTTTGGGCGATGCGTTGATGGGCGGCGGCGATGGGATGATCGGTGGGGCGGTTGGTTCCGGCCTTGATCACGAGCGGACGATAAAAGTGCTCAAGTGAGCGATGATCGTCGGGCGTGAGGGCGAAATCAACTTTGAGTGCCGTGCGGTGAAGAGACACAAGATACTTGTGATCTTCCGCTTCGGTAAAAGCAACGTTGAGTTTGCTCTTGCGATCCATGATTGGTAAATGAACTCGATTGTGATAGTGGCCTTGACGACTAAAAG